GAAAAATGTCGTTTGCAAGCGACATTGGACGTGCACCTTCCGCGTGGTGGGTGAGCGCATTACCCACATTCTGCAAGACTCCGGGGCTTCCGGAGTTCTATTCTATGGTCCGCGACATCCGCGGATCTCCTTACGGCGAGCGGCGAGCTCGCTCGGAAGAAATTAAAGACCAGGACATGCTGGTCAAGTACGCAGTTTGGGTCGAGGCGGCTGCCCTCGACAAGGATGATGCGGCATTCGTGTGCCGTATTCTCAAACTCGTCCACTCCATGGACGAGTTTCTCATTCGTGCTCCTCAGGATTTCCGAGGAGTTTACTTGACATTGACAAGCATCCAAGAGCTTGCCAGTGATTTGACTCGGCGTGAAAAGCTCCGAGAAGCACTTGTTCCTCGAAAAGAACAGGTGCTGACCGTTGAGCAGCGCCAGGGTTACCTCCTCCTCCAAGCGCTTGAGGCAGAGCGCAAATCTGTGCTTGGTGATTTCGATCAGGAGGAGAGGCGACTCCTCGAGTCACTCCGCGCGCTCAGAAGGGCGCGTGATAACTTCGGGTCTGGGCTTACTAGACTCATCCCTCAGTGGGGCAACGTGCACCATGCACGTGATGTTAAACTCACGACAATCGAGCGTGAGGGTTTGGTCTCTCGCTTCAACGAGAGCGTCGATTTGCAACAGCGATATACGCTGGAAGCATACCTCGCCGCCGCGAGGGCTAACAAGATCGCTCAGTCCGAGCGGTCTTATTATGATTCGTTTCGGGGCCTCAGCAGCGAGGCTAACATACGGCGCTTGGTCAGACAGGGCCAAGAAGAAGCGCGTCAACCAGAGCGTGCATCGAGCGCTGGAGGGACATCCTCCGGGCGAGGAGCAGTTGAAGCGATTGCTCCTGTCTAACTTCGACCGTTTATATGCGGTCGCAAAAAGCTCCACCCAAGAACTTCGACCTAAAAGGAGCATTAGGCAAGAGGAGGTCAACCTTCTCTCAGACAATCGATATGCTCATCTAGACTTACTAGATGATGAGTATCCCTGCTATTCTGGCGGGATATCTATGGAGTGCGGAACTAATCCGTTTCTTCGGTCGACTATGTCGATCTTAGGGGGTGGGGAGTCTCGGCTCCTCAGTAAACTGTCCACCCGTGTACGTCAAGGGGGGGGCATTGATGATGTGTGGAAATATTGCCACATAATCGACCAACCGCTCCTTAGGGAGATGGAATTTACTGTCTCTCTCGAGACAGTCTGCTCTAAACTAGGTTTAGAGTTTGGGAAGTTGTCAATGCTTTCAGTTGACAACGCCGCCCTGGTCGTGAACCAAAATCTTGAAGCGAACCCTGGGCCAGGGTGGAAAACATTCGGATTTAAGAAGAAAGCCGAATGTTTATGTTCCGCGTGGGATATCGCGCGGAAAATTATGGACTCGGCTAAGACTAGCGGAGTTATTGGTATCTGTAAACCCAGATACTCTATGGCAGGACGTCCCAAGTTGAGGGACAGAGATCAGCACGCGGAGCGAATCTCCGCGGGTAAACCACTCGGTCGTCCGGTCTGGATGGCCGATGCCCATGAGGCATTGATCGCAGGCACGATCGGTTATCCTCTCATGCACTTTTTGCACGAGAAGTTGGAAGTCATTTGTAATGGCTTCAATAAATTTTCAGACGACCCTACTCGCCTGAGCAAGCAGTTTGAGGTCTTTGACACTCAAATGAATTTAGACATGGAGTCATTTGACACCAGTGTCAGTTTTCCTCTCATGAGGAAGGCGTTTGATGTCCTGTATTACGCTTTTGGCGTACATAGAGGTGACTCGAGCCAGACGGACCATATACTCGAATGGCTTGAGGACGAAATTACTCGTTGTGAGTTGGTCACCCCCAACGGACGAGTGTTAAAGACCAATGGGGTAATGCCCAGTGGTTCAGGGTTGACTGCTTTGGTCGACTCCATCGTAAACTCGATCGTTTGGATCGAAGTTTTAAACAGGAAGGGGATTGATGATTATACCCTCAAAGTCCAGGGTGACGATGTTCTCCTTGGAGTTAATCTCGGGAAGAAACGCCCGCAGAAGTTTCTACGTCAGGTGGGTGAGATTATTACCCACTATTATGGCATGCGTCTTAACATTGAGAAGACGCATGTATCTCACAAAATCTATGTGGGGTATGCCCAGCCGAAAGTTCCGGCTGAGATTCGGGACGGGTCGTCTAAGGTTCACTGGCTTTATAGACAACGTCTCAAGGAGGCAAAGGGAAGGCCTCTGAAATTTGGAGAAGAGTTCTCTCTTCTTGATGAGGAGCCCATTGGACCTGCTCCTGGCTATACACACCGGTGGACATACGTGTTCGCGGATAGAATGAGATTTTTATCTCATTACTTCAAGAAGGACGATTCAAGTCCTGACGGACGAATCATGTGTGTTCGTCCAACGGCGGAGGTTGTCGACAACCTCCTGCATCCGGAGCGACCAGTTCGTACGCTTCGCGATCACAATGCTCGACTTCTGAGCGCACATGTTGAGAACTTCGGTAATCATCATGTGACGAATCGAATCATGCATTATGTGTATGATTCCTGGATTCTTCAGAAGCGAGGGGTGTATCTCCGGGGGGACATGAGGGGTCCCCTAGCGTATAGGCGCGGCGCATTCAGGAGCCGCGGCTGGTATCGCCACACGGATAAGATCACCGATCTATTGATCGATGACTCACAATTCGCGCAATTTTGGCGTGGATTTGAGGAGAGCGCGCGTCGCGTCCACTCCTCAGTTTTCGGCTCGCGATATGCGAGTTGGGAGGAC